ATATATATTTATATATATATTATATATATATATTATATTATTATATATTATATTATATAAAGGGGGATGCCAAAACCGTACCCCCTTTAAGGGGGGTACGGTTTTGGCATCCCCCTAAAAATATATATAATATATTATATTATTATATTAAATTATATATATATACTAAAAAAGGATAGGGGGTGTAACCCCCTATCCTTTTTTATCAAAGAAACCATAAACTATTAATCTCTTCATCAATCTTAACATCAAATAAAAAGATTAAATAAAGACTCCTAATAACGCGCGCGCACGCGCACACGCACGCGCGAATAGACATAAGAAGTTTCTCACCCAAAAATCAGTCATTTTTGTATGCTGGTTGTTATACATTTGTTATACAAAATCTGTCCTAAAATCCGTTAATATTTTTGTAACATTTACATGGCTCGTATTCCAATTTTAATTCAAAATCAAATAAAAAATATTTATCGTGTTGACAAATAATAATCAGTGTTGTATAATTAAGTTAATAAATTTATTAAGGGAGCAAAGCATATGAATGATGTAAACGATAATATAAACGATATGCTTTCCGAAGAAGAGTTAAAGGAACTTGAAGATGAATTGGAATGTATGGATCATACTGATGACTTAGATGATTCTGATTCACTTTTAGATTCTGACATTATCATTTATAGTGACGATAAAATATTATTAGATGATAACGACGAAGATGGAATAGATAACCTAGAAGAAGTAACAATCGAAGATGAAAGCATAGTTGTAGAGAAAAATGCAGATAAAAAAATTGCATTAAGTTATGATGATATAACATGGTTAAAGATACCTAAAGAAGTAATCGAAGATGTTTCGATTGGTAAATATCGAGTACCACTCTTTTGTTACTTGCAGACTAAAGCAGGAATGGATGGAACAATCTTATTAAATCTAAAGGAATTGGTAAGTAGTTTGGGAATGTTCTACACCAGAAATAACAGAGGTGGAAACAGAAAGCAAATGATAGACATATTGGTTAACTTGAAGATACGAGGATATATAAGTGAGTTGCCATATAACTTAGATAAAATATCAGCATTAACAATGTTTACCATAAGAGTTAACGTAAATACATTTTTCCCAAGAGAAGGAAGATATGGATTTATAACCTATGGCGAATATAAGAAAATAAGGTCAATAGATTATAAGTTGTTGGGAAATGCATATAGACAGTTAAAAGGACATGGTCATAGACAAGCAAAAATAAAAGTGTATTCAGTGCTAACCATACTAGCTTACATAAGAGTAAATACATATCACCGAAGTGGAATAGGAATGAGTATACGATTGTTGCCTGAATGTTGTAGTAAGTTGTTAGGAACAATATCAGAATCATTAAAGATACATATAGGCACAGTAAGTGACGTAATAAAACTATTGAGTGATATAGGTATAATATATTGCATGATAATACCAAAGAATAAATACATGAATTCACAAGGTAAGAAATGCTTTAAGACAGATGTAATGTTGCTTTCAGATAGGACAAGATATAGAGTTGACGCATCAACAAACTCATATCAGATAGATGAAACTTATAACGGAAAATTAGAAATGGAATTACAAAAAGCACGAATTGTAAAACATTTATTTATAAGGGCAGGTGAGAAAAAAGATGCAGTATTTAACATTAACACAGTTGACTAAGCAGAGGGAAATGTTTCATAGATATCCTTCACCAGTAGTATCGTCATTGAGTTTCGGAACATATCAATCAATGAGAGAAGTTGCAGAGATACTAGATGTAGACATGAAGAAGTATAGTAATTTAATTCATTTAAATTTGCAGAAGAATAAATACAGAATATCAGCAAAAGACTAAAACATAACAACGAAGAACATAGAGAGGTGAAGTTAATGAACAACAATGGCATCAAGATAAAAAACATACAGTCAGCTACACTATACGGATATAATTTAGGCATAAGGGATAAGTATGAATCAACTAAGGCAGTATTCAATAATAGTTTGTTCAGTTTATTCTTAAAGAAAAACAAATTAAATGTGTATAAAGAATCAACAAGAGATATAGTTTGTTTTGAATTTAATTTTGGTTCACGTTCTTTCAATGAGGAAATGGTGCATTTAACAAATATGCTGAATAAAGCAACAGATGAAGAAAGTAAAGAAAGAATAAATAAACTGATAGAGAAAGTTTCAAGTAAAGCAAATGCATATGTAAAAAAAGATAAAAGTGAATTAAGAGAAGATTTTTATGTTAATAATATTAAAATCAAGTATGAAGATGGTGAAGAGATAGAGTATGCCATGTTGTATCGAAACCCAAGTAAAGCGAAGATGGGGCAGGTAATGTTTATAAATGTTAATTTGTATGATATAGCAATTGATTGGCTTACAATGGGATTGAATAAACGTATGCCATATGATAATGCTAAGATAGTTGAATTAAGTGCATATGCTCCATTAACAACATCAACTATAGTTGATACAATTAATATACCAATAGATGACGTATTGATCCTGAAAGACAAAGAAAGTTTTTACAAGACAACCGTTGAAATGGTTAAGTCAGATGAATATGAAGAAGTTGTAAAAGTAATAGATGAAGAAAAAACAAGTAAGAATAAGCAAATAGCAATTGAGAAAAATAATGTGTATGATAATAATGAGCCAAGATATAATAAAGCATATAAAGAAAAAATAGTAAAGAAAAAGAAATGTGTAGTAAACAGAGAAGAAGCAAACGTAAAGAATGTCATATGGGATGGTATGGCTCTGATAGAAGGAAGTATATTACCAGAGTATGCTAATGGAATGGTTTTATTGAGAAATCATTTCTTTAAGACCTGTGCGTTTAATAGTAATATACAGACGTTCTTTAAAGATTATTGTTTAAAGAACGAAATAGATTATGATACATATGAGATTGAGGATATGTTTGGTATTAAACATAAGGCGAAGAATATCAAACTAATAACAACAAATAAATCCATTAAGTGGGAAAAGTTTATGAACCTTATGGGTGATAATCCAAAACAGGCATATATGTATTGGAGAAAGAAAGTAAAAGCAGATGGATGTTTGTTTGGCATAGTTAAGACAGACCATAAGAGTAAACTAGGAAATGTTCAACAGTTAAGTTATCAGATGGTTAATACATTGCCTTGTGATAAAGAGTCTATAAATGAGATTGCTAAGACAAGTGTAGATTATGTTGAGAATTTGAAAACAGATGATAAATCATTTGAGCAATTTTTAAGACAATACTCAAATGAGATAAATCATTATGAAATGTTGGCAGACCTGTATAAACATAATTATGAATTTGCTAACAGTAAATATTTCAGACAAGAGAAAAAAGAAATAATCAGTAACTATGTAAGAAGATTGAAGAAAGGAAAGATAACAGTTAATGGAGATAACCTAACTATGTGTGGTAATCCATATGCATTGTTGCTATATACTGTAGGAGCTGATTATACCAAAGATGATACGTTAACATATGAGAAAGGAACAATTCAATGTTACACTAAGAGATTTAATAACGGAGAATATTTAGCTGGATTTAGAAATCCACATAACTCTCCTAATAACATTTGTTATTTTCATAATGTTTATGATGATAAGTTTGAAAAATATTTTAACTTTAGTGAAAATATATTAGCAGTAAATTGTTTAGGAACAGATGTACAGGATAGATTAAATGGTTGTGACTTTGATTCAGATTTTTGCTTGGTAACTAATAATCCAATAATAGTTAATTGTGCTAAAGAATGTTATGAGAAATATCCAACAATAGTTAACGGATTAAATGAAAGTGGTATCACTTATAACTACACTAAGAAAGAATATGCCAGAATGGATAATAAATTTAGTAATGCACAAAGATATATTGGAGAATCAAGTAACTTAGCACAATTAGCAATGACATATTACTGGACTAATAAATATAAAGGAATAAATAACGCAGATACTAAGGAATTGTATGATGATATGATTATATTATCTGTACTGGCACAAGTCGCTATAGATGGTTGCAAGAGAGAGTATGAAGTAAACGTTGGTGATGAAATAAAAAGAATTAAGAAACAACCATGTATGACATATAATAAAAAAATTGTGGATGAGGATAATGAGAAAGTAATTAAATGTAACTTACCAAAGTTTATGCAAGTAGTAAAAGAAACTCCGATAACAAAGAATGGTAAAGCATTGTCGCAGGAAGTAATAAAAAACAATCAAGATAAATTAAACGCAAAGATTAATGTTGAGTTTGAATGTCCTATGAATTGGTTGCAAGAAAGATTAGAAAAGATACAGGGTGCTAAGAAGAATAATGCTATAAACACATCAGAGTTTTTTATTAAATTACAAGGTAAACCTAATAATAATCAGATGGTAAAGACAAGGCAGTTAGTTGAAGAATATAGTCAATATGTTAAAAGTAACCATCAATACTTTGATACTGATGCAGGACTTAATGATTTAATAGATAAGCATAATGAATTGATACATGAAATGAAGAAAATAAAAATACATAATGTTTATACTATAAACAGATTGATTGAAACTTCATTGAGTTTAGATACTAACGTAGGTAGTCGCAGTGTTCACATTAGAACAAATAAGTATAGCCGAGATATTTTAAACATACTTTACAAAACAAACAAGGAAAAATTTCTTGTTAATTTTATAAAAAATTCTCATTTATAGTGTTGAAAATTGCGAATGGAAAAGAGAAAAATCTCTCGCAAGCCTTATGAAATAAGGATTCTCTTTAAAAAAATATCGTGTCTAATATGATAAGAGTAACTTGTCTTTTTGTGTTTTTTGTTTTTATGTTTTATGTTTTCCTCTCTACTTTTATTTTCGAATAGTTAAATAACTTAACTGTTCGAAATAAAAGTAGAAAAAAAGAAAAGAGTTTACAAGGGCATAAGATGTTTTTTTTCGGAACTACTTTCCTTTCAATAAGTATTCAAAATTATACACATCTCCCATAGATTTAGTAAATTAAATACCCAATACAACCAAAGCATCTTATGCCATTAATATAAAATTAAGACTATAACATTTAATATAGATATTGTCGTTTTACCTCCTATCGAGGGGAGTATAAATTTATTAGTTGATATAGAGGTGTTTACAATGGGGTTAAAGTTAGATAACATGATTGATTATGGTGATGGTGGCTGGCGAGAGTTCGCTAAACAGTTAAGACAGTATTGCGATAAACATGAAGAAATAGGCGATTGTTCGTATGTTATATTAATCATGAGTAAAGAAAAGTTTAGAATATTAGAACGATTTTTAGATGGATTCGATTTCATGTATAGGTTGAGAGATGTTAAACGTAGTAAAAATTGTGATGTGTTAATTACTATTCCAATTGAAAGGGAATATAGACAAAAACAAACAAAGATTAATCCATCATCTTTAAGTGTTAGATGGTATGATGCTAAAGACTTACTAACAGAAGATGGTAGATATTTAAGTTTAATTAATTTTGGGAAATATAAAGATATGCTAATATTAGTTGACAGAGATGTACAATACAATACAACATTATTGTTGCCTGACAGATATATAGTTATTGATGCTTTATCTATTGGGTAATTAGTCGAGAAGGTGTTATTATGGGGAGAGAATTTAACATAGAGGATTTAGAAGATTTAGATGATGTTGTTGTAGATAAGAATAAGGTAAATCAAATTAGAAAAGAAATGGAGAAAGCAAGTGCAGGAGAAAAGATTCCTTTCAAATGTATTACTTGTGGTAAAGAAGTAAAACCTAAATTGATTTATAATTATTTTTATCCAAGTCAATCGAGGGTTTATAGTGGATTTAATAATAGAGTTCCTACTTGTAAGAATTGTTTGAATAATTTGTATGAGAATTTTTTAAATCATTTTGGTGGGGATAAGAAGAAGGTTATTAAAAGAATATGCCAAATGTATGACATATACTATAGTGATAATGTTTATGATATAGTTATTAATTCATCTGCTACTGTTAATTCAAGTTTAATTGAAGTATATATGCGAAGAATTAACATGGAAGAATACAAGGGTAAAACCTATCTTGATTCAATTGATGAAGGTGTAGATGATTCAATAACAAGTATGGTACATGAATTAAATAAAAACATTATGTCGCAAGAAGTATTAGACAGATGGGGATTAGGTCATACAAAAGAAGAATATATGATATTAGAACAACATTATAATTTATTAAAGAAAAATAATCCGAATATAGATAATAATCAAGAGTTATTTGTAGAATCATTATGTAAATTAAATTTATTTCAAGTTAAAGCAATGAAGTCAGAAAGTCCTGATGTTTTCACAAAAATTAATTCCGAGTATATAAAAACATTTAAAGAAGCAGGTTTAAGAACAGTTGAAGAAAAAGATGAAAGTAACAATGCTACGTTAGGTGTAACACTAGAAACTATTTCTAAATTTACACCAGAGGAATTTTATAAAGATAAAAAGAAATTTTCAGACGCAGATAATGTCGGAGAAATGATTGATAGATTCCTTCGTAGACCTTTAGCCAATCTAATATTTGGTACAGATGAAAGAGATAAAGAATATAAGGTATCAGATAAAGTAGGTGATACAAATGAATAGTTGTGTTGCTTATAAGTATGATTCATGTTTAGATGATAATCAAAAAAATCTGTATAAAAATTTTCCTACTACTCATTATTTGAGTAAACCTAACAATGTAGAGAATGTGATAGCATGGTGTACGTTTTGGAGAAGAAACTTACATTTGTTTGTTAGGGATTATTTAAAAATACCATTGTTCTTTTATCAAATGATATGTATATATCTAATGGGTATATCGCAAACGACAGTTTTAATTGCTTCGAGAAATACTGCTAAGTCATTTATAATTGCAGTATATGCAGTAGCAAGATGTATTTTATATCCTAGGACTTTGTTTAGAATAGGTTCGTCAACACAAAAGCAAGCAAAACTTATTGTCACCGAAAAGATATTAGGTGAATTATGTAGATGGAGTGTTGCTTTAAAGAATGAGATAGAATCATATTCAACAAACGATAAAGATATTTTTATAAGATTTCGCAATGGTTCAGTGATAACTGTTTTTGTTATGAATGAAAACGCAAGAGGTTTAAGAACCAATTGCTTATGTAGAGAAGAGTTCAGATTAGTTAAAAAAGAAATAGATGATAGTATTGCAGGACCATTTCAGATGCCAAGAAAACCACAGTATATATTACTTCCTGAATATTCACAAATGTCAGAGTTAATAGAAGAACCAATAGATATATTTATAACATCTAGTTGGTATGATACTGGAAGTGATAAGGGTAGTTGGATTTGGAGTGTGTTTGATAAATGTGTTAAAAACTTTTTGAAAGGTGAAGCTATGGTTGCGTTGGCATTCGATGAAGCCATAGTTTTGAAATACAATTTAAAAACAAAAAATCAATTACTAAAAGAAAAATTAAAAGTTGATAGAAGCACATGGTTAATTGAATATTTGAATTTAAGATTAAAGGATTCGGTTTCATCATTCTTTAGTTATTCTTTATTTTCAGATATTCAAAATTTAAAACAAGTATTTTATCCAAAGAATAATGTTAAGTTAGATAAGAAAAGTAAACACAATATTCAGAAACAATCTAATGAAATAAGAGTTATAAGTTGTGATTTTGCTTTTGTTGCAGGTAGACAGAATGATAATTCTATTTATAGTTGCATAAGAGCAATACCTGATACAGTAGTTTATGATTCTAACGACACAGATATTAAAATGACTAATGGATATAAGCGACAGATTAATTATATAGAGCATAATCAATTAGGTGATACAACTAAGCAAGCAATAAGGGTTAGACAATTGTATGAAGATTTCAATGCAGATTATATCGTACTTGATGTTCGTAATGGTGGTATACAGGTATTATACAGTTTGCAAAAAGTATTGTATGATGAAGAACGAGGTATAGAGTACGAACCTTTAAGATGTATGAACAATGATGAATATGCTAAAGTTTGTCAGCATCCACAAGCCAAAACTTGTATATATGCCATTAATGCAAGTACGACATTAAATAGTTCTATAGCACAAGATTTTAGAAAATGTTTGTCAGATAAAAAAATATCAATGTTGGTTAACTATAACATTGCTAAGAGTGAAATACTTGATAACATAGATGATTATACTCATGCTTGTGATTATGATTTGGTTGATGTTCAATCTGAATATGAGAAACCATTCTTTGAAACACAAGAAGCAATTAATGAATGTATTGAATTGCAATATGAGAAAGATGCTAATGGTGTAATAAAAATACATGAGAAGGGAAGTAACAGAAAGGATAGATATTCAAGTATATCTTATGGTAATTATTTTATAAGCCAATTAGAATTAAATCTAACTGGGATAGATAATGACTATGGATTCTGTTGTTTTCTGAATTAAAAAGGGGGTTTCCTTTTGTCAGATGAAATTGAAATCAACGGAAGCGAAACTTCTGTTGAGAATAATATAGGGGAAAATAATTCTTATAATTCTTACTATTCAAGAATGATGTTCAATTATGATGTATTAAAAGATTACGATACAGAGTTAATTGAAAGTGTTATAGCAAATCCTGTTGAGAATCATGAATTGGCTATAGAGTTTGCTCAAAAAATATATAGTCGTAATGGAGTTGTTAGTAACTCAATTGATTATATGGTTTCGTTATTAACTCTTGATAGAATTGTAACAAGTACAAGTAAGAAAACAGAAAGAAATAGAACATCTAGGCAAAAGATGATTGATGTTCTTAAAATCATAAATGATAAAAAATTTATAAGAGATGCATTGTTTACAGAAATGTTAGAAGGAACATGCTTTTATTATTTTGATACAAAATTAGTAAAAGGCATTACTGAAAAATATTTATCAGATTATGATATAAATCTCATAACAGAGATTAATGATACACAGATAAATGCTAGTATCACTACTCTCCCATATAAATATACAAAGATAATTGGAAAGAAAAATGGCAGATATGTTCTTGCTTTTAACTTACGATATTTTGAAAATTGGGATGGAGATAATATAGAGAGAAAGTTAAAGAAATATCCTAAAGAGATTGTTGATGCTTATAACAAAATGAAAAAAGGGTTTATTGGAAATTGGGTAGTTTTAAATTCCGATAATACTATCTGTTGCAAAATAAAAAGTAAAGATTCAGAACCATGGGGGAGAAACCTTATTATATCTGCAATGGCTGATGTTGAATACAAAGATTATTTTGTTAAAACAAAACGTAATGTTTTAAAGAGAGTTAATAACAGGGTTGTATATGAAACATTCCCTGCGAATAAACAAGGCACAGGTTCTACTCTTACAGAAGGACAACAGAAGGCACAACATAATACATTTAAACAAGCATTAAATACTAACTCTGATGGAAGTAGTGTAGCCTTTGTTTCTTTGGCTTCTGGAACAGTAGTTGATAGTTTAAACGTATCAACGGATATATTTGATGCTAGTAACGAGAGTAGTTTAAATGATGATATAGCAACTGATTTAGGTATATGTGCAACACTTATAGGTGCTATGTCAAAAGGAAACTATTCAGCAGGTGTTAATAATTTGCAGATGATAACTGCTCAATTATATACTTGGGTTTGTGATATTAAAGATGAATTAGTACATGTTATTAATAAGAACATAATTAAAGATACCAAAAATCCAATTAACATATATTATTTCCCAACAAGTTTTGTAAATCGTAATGAGTTTTTCACAATGATGAAAAGTTTATATACGGATTGCAGTGGTAGTTTAAAATTTACTATTGCTAGTGCAGGTGTAGATCCAGATATATATTTAAATGTCATGGAAGAAGAATTAGAGGATAATATATATGAGAAATTTAAACCTCATGAAACTACTTGGACACAAAGTGCAAATAGTACAAAAGAAGATTCAGGTAGAGAAGAAGATAGTAATCCAACTAATGAGAATACTATAATATCTAAAACCTATAATTCATCTGATATTCCTAAACCTTCCGACAGTTAAGAGGGGTGTTTATAAATGACAAAAATAATAGATGTATCTAGTAGAAGTAAAAAAGATGGCAAGCGTTCCATTAAGATTTTACTTCACGAAATACATGTTGAAAAAAATGATACAAACAAAAATGGATTACATTGGGATTTGAATTATGTCAAGGAAGCATTAGACTCTATTGTTGGTATGCCTATATGTGCCGAGTTTATGTCAGATGAAAAAGATATGCCATGTGGACATGGACTTATTGGTGTAGTTGAAAATGAATACGGACAATTAGAGAGTGTATTCAATGGCGAGGTAGTAGGTTCTATTCAGAAAGCCTACATTCAGGAAGTAAATGTAAATGGTAAAAACATAAAAGGATTAATTGGAGAAGGTTATATATATAATCAAAGATATCCTAATTTTACCAAATGGTTGAAAAAAGAATATAGTGATTCTGTTGTTGACACATCAATTGAAATTATGGGATTGAGTGAAAACGACAATAAAATCATATATGACACGACATGCGAATGTAGTGAAAAATATCGTGTACCTATGAAGTATAGTTACAGTGGTGTTGCTATTTTATCTGTACCACCAGCAGATGAAAATGCCATTGTCTTGGAAGTTGCACAAAATAAAAATGTGGAGGGTATAAGAATGGATAAGGAATTACAGGAAGCATTTGATAAAGTTCTTAATGCTATAAAAGATAATTCTGTTAAAGAAGATTTATCTAATATTAAAGAACTTAATGAAGATATAAATGCTAAAAATATTGAGATTAATAAGTTAAACGGAGATATTGAATCTAAGAATATTGAATTAGATAAGCTAAAAAATAAAGAAGTTGAATTAAACAATACTATCTCTGAAAAGGATAAGACTATTTCAGAACTTAACGAAACGATTGTTAAGTATGAAAAGCAGATTGAGGAATCAGAGAAAGAAGCAAAGATAAAAGAATTAAATGAAGCAATTGCTAAATATTCAGATGAAGATGTTAAGTATGCTGAAACAGAAATTAATCAGTATAAAGAAAATCCACTTGAAGGAAATCTTGATATGATTCTTGGAAAAATTTGCAGAGGATTAGTGGAGAAGAAATTTACTGAAATTAATTCTAGCAATTTAGACATATTTAGTGATATTGATAATGAAAAAGATTCAGATGAATTAGATATATTCAATTAATATTGAGGGGGTTATATAATGGTAAGATTTGAGGAAATATCTACAATTGAGAAATTATATCCATATGAGCCAGCAACTGCTAGTGCTGAATATATCAATGGTGCTTTTGGTTCGGTAAACGCAAGCACAGGAGTATTCACTATTGGTGCGAACAAAATGAAATGTATCATGAATGTTGAAATGGGTGATGATGCTTATTCAGATGCTTACAAAGTAAAAGAGGGACAGGATTTAAGAATAGCTGATTTAGAGAAAGCAGATGGGAAAATTGTAAACATTACTAGTAATCAGTTACCAGCAAGCGGTGTGGTAGTTGGTGCTAAATTAGTATCGGCTTCAAGTGGAAATCTTGTAGTTACTTCATCTAGTTCAGCAACATACTTAGAGATTGTTGAAGTAATGGATTATGGTGTAAGAGCTAAGATTAATGTTGTATCAGCTTAATTGTAGAGGGGGTTTATATAGATGGATTACAGAATAGAATTAAATAATGCTATTGAAACAAAAGAATCTGGAAAGTTTAAAAAGCACTCTCCAGTAGTTGAAGTATTTTCTGCTCTTGTTAGTGGTAAAGAATTATCGTCATTAAACTTAGGTGCAAAGGCAGATAAGGCAGTTAAGTATATTGAAGAGTTAGCAAGCAAAGCAGAGCATGGTGATGTTAATGCAGTATCAGAATTAAATGAACTTAGAACATTTGTTATTCAGCCAAGAATCATGGAAGAGATTAAACTTTTAGGTTTATTTGGTTCTTATCAGGCTTTGAATTGGGGAGATACTGTTTATTTAAAGAGAAGAAAATATCATAACGTAAGTGCTAGTGTAAAACAGCAGGCAGAAGGATTAGATGTTTCTACTCCATTCTTTAGAGATGAGAAAGTTCCTCTTGCACCTATCACTATTTCAGGTGGACACGAGGTTAATTACAGACAGTTACAGTTTGGTGATGCTCAGGCAGAAAACGAGTTAATGAACGAAGTTCAGAAGCAGATGAGAAATAAAGCAACAAACTATGTAATTACTAAAGTGTTTAATGCAATTAAGACAGCAACTGGTGTTAAGTATTTCTATGAAGGTTCACCAATTGCTAAGAGTGGTATAGATGCTCTTTTACAGAGAATTAATAGATTTGGACAGGCTAATATTCTTGGAGATTATTCTGTTCTTTCAAAGATTACTTCATTTGCAGGATTCTTTGGTACAACAAACGGAAGTATTACATTAAGTGGTGTATCAGATAATATGATTGATGCAGTTAATGATAATGGAATACTTGGAAAATATAATGGAGCAATCTTACAGAAGTTAGATAATCCTTATGATATTTCAAAGATTAATTCAGCAGGAACAGATTATGAAACAGTTTTACCTGCTGGTCTTGCGTTTGTTACACCAGTTGTTAACGCAGGTGGAGTTGCACCAATTCAGACATTCTCTATTGGTGGATTAACTTCATTTACTGGAAATGATGTTACTACTGGAACAATCATGACTAGATTTGATTTGGCTATCGCTTGTGGTGTTGCTAGTACAGATGGTATTGGTATTATTCACGACACTACATTAGATAGTCTTGTATAATAATTATTGATTTATCTCCTTTATATATACATTTTGTTACAATTTTTAAACAAGAGGAACGTTTTGAGTTTCTTTCAGATGTTCCTCTTGTCAATCTAATTTAAGGTGAAGTTATGGAAGAAAAGAAAATAGAAAATAATTATTTTTACTGTTACTCTATGAGATTGTCACACTTTATACGTTCTTTTAATATTAGATATGTTAGTGTGGGTTGCAATAAGAGTAATGGTGCTAAGTATTACACATATCCAAAGTCAGAAACATTGGATAAGATAATTGAGCTGTATAATAAAGTTAAGCATACAATTATAATTAGTTGAAAGGATAGATAGATTATGGCAAGAAAAAGTTCTAATACAGAAGTAACAACAGATGTAGAAGAAGAATTAATAACAACAGAAGTTACTATATCAGATGATTCAGATACTTTCAATGTTTCAAAGAAAGTTGAAGTAATTAATTTAGCACAGTGGAATTGTGGATTCCCTTCATATATTGGTAGGGGAGATATAAACTTTGAACCTAGTGTATTAAATGAAGATAGATTTAGATTATCAAAATTATTGATTAGTCGTGAGGAATTAATCGACCAAGTTAGTGCAAACAATAAACTTATTTGTGGTTTGGATAATAATGGCTCTCATGCTACGTTGTATATCAACGATAAAGAAACAAGAGAATATTTAGGATTTGAAACTAAGGATAGACCACAAATGGTTATAACTGACAATAAGATTAAATCATGGTTTAAGGTTGATAATATTAATGAATTTAAAGAAGTTATCTTAGAAAATGTTATTACTAGATGTGAGAAGTTTTATCTACTAAGTGCTATTAAAAGATTAAAATTCAATTCATATGATAAAGTAGTATTCTGCGAGAATTATTGCAAAAAGAATAATGGTTTCTAACCGAAAGGTGTGATGACGAATGGCTAACACAACGTCAAATGAAATTATTGATTTCTTTGAATCTAGTTTCACAAGTAAGGTTGAGTTACCCTACACACTTGAAATGGTTTGGTTGAAACGTGCCATTGGGGTGTATAGTAATGAAATATCAGATGTTTCGTTTACGTCATCAACTTTAAATGATAATGAAGTTATTACTTTTGATGAAGAATTAAAAGTAATTGTAATTGAATTATTAGCAATGTATATGAGATTATTTTATCAAGAACGTGAAGTATCATTAATTAATAAGCGTTCAAGTATCGTAACTAAAGAACTTAGTTGGGATGGTAATGGTAATAATAAGAAATACGCAAACGAAGAACTGATATATTACAAAAATAAAATAGATGAATTAACTCATAAGTTAAAAACTAATTCATATAGTTAAGGGGGATTGATTATGAAGTCATGGTACTTAATGAACAATACCCCTTCATTATCAAGTGGTGGTTTTGAAAGTGATTATTTCAATGATTATAATGCAGATGCAATAATTGAAATGGTGCAATCAGCAGGTCAAGATGTTATTCGTTATAATCATGATTTGTCGGAATCTAATCAGATTAAATGTATCATACAAGGTACAACATTTACAACTGTACTTAACTCTATGGATAGAACTATAGTAGGTGTTAAAGGAACATTCAATAACGGAGATTATATTTACTATGATGGTGGTTATTGGTTGATTGATGGTAGAACAACATACAATGGTATATTTGCTAAATCAACTATGAGTTTCTGTCAATATCTATTACGTTGGCAAAACGAAAAAGGTAATATAATTTCAAGATGGTGTAACTTAACAACATCTAGTAAGTATGACGTGGGTGTTAATAAGTTTGGTAAGATTATAACACCAGTAGATGATTTTACTGTTATTGTAACGAGAGATTCTGAAACAATGAATTTGGAATATAAGCGAGTGTTTATTGACACTAATACTGATAATCCAAGTAAAGTATTTGAATTAACAAGACATGATGATTCACTCTTCTATTATGGTTCTGATTCAGGCATTATATCAATGATTGCTGATAGAACAGAGATTAAAGAAACTGATAATAAAGAGTTAATGATATGTGATTACATAGAACCAACGACACCGATAGTACACACAGATGATGAATTGTCTTATGTTATGTTGGTAATTTATGGTTCAACATCATTAACTATAGGTGGTAGTCCAAGAAAGATTCAAGCAAAACTATATGAAGGTGGAGTTTATAAAGACAATGCCACATTTACATGGCAAATAACAAGTGAATATATTGATTATATTCATTATGAATTTACTGATACTGAATTAACTATATGGGTTGATAATGGATTAAATGAAGATACCACAGTAACAATATATGCTGAAAGCAATACTGGTTATGCTTATAGCAAAACATTGAATATAAAGTCGAATTAATTATTTAAAAGAGGGGTTTAAATATTATGGAGTTTCATGAATTAGGTGCTTGGAAAGAACAAGCATCACGAATAATATTTAACGATAATGTTATAAAAAGATTAGTTATGCCAACATTAGATAATCCATTATGCAGTGAAGATGATAATTGGTTTGGTGGAAAGAAGATAGAATATTACAATACTGAAACAGACGAAATAGAACTCGCTGATTTAGTAGGACATTATTTTGATAGACCTTTTATATATGCACCAGTTGTTGATACAAGAGCATTTATCTGCCTTGAAACGAGTATTGCTTCGTGGTCTGGAAATGCTATAAAACAAATGATTGTATATGTACAAGTAATTGTTCATAAAGATTTTATGACTATGGATTCTAAAGAAAAACTTTATTTCAAAAAGAATCATAATTTAGCAGGTAATAGACTTGATATGATTATTGAGGAAATAGGTCATTTATTTAATGGGAGTAAAGACTTTGGCATAGGATTACTTAAACCATATTCATTTGAGCCAGTTAAACAAATCTTTTGGGATGATTGTTATTATGGTAAAGAAATCAGATATGATTGTTCTGATTTTTCAACAGATTTTAGTTTAAAGATATAGGTGATAAATCCATGAATAAAGAAGAGTTATATAGTAATTTATTTCTTGAACGAGATATTATATTTCATGGTTTGATTGTTCATCCAACTACATTTGTTGAAATCTTAGATTATGGTTTGGATGCTTATCATAGAATAATAACTCCATTCAGATTAACACTTGATTGTATAGACTTCACAAAAATGTTGGATTTAAATATTGAATCGGTAAGTATATTTAAGGATGTTATCCTTCAAGATGAAGATTTAAAACAAGACATGTTGTCTTATTTATATTTGCTATTCAATAAAAATAATAATTTTAATATAACTGTTCATGAGGATAAATTAATTTTAAATGCAAATGATGAAGATTCAATTGAGATTGACGAAGAAGTTTTTGATGAACTTTCAAAACTTATATTAATATTTAACAATACAGAAAAGATAAAGATTGAAAAAGAGCCTGATAATTTGACCGAAAAACAATTAGATGTTTATAGAAAGTTAAAAGCAGGAAGAGAAGAATCTGCTAGAAGAAATCAAATACATCTTTATGATTGTATAATTGCTTTACAGTGTTTGAGAGTTTATATTCCTTCTGATGTTATTTCAAATTGGACATTGTTTAAAATAATGACGTGTTATAAGAATATAATAGGTCTTAAAATATATGATGATAGTTTAAAACTAGCTTGTGTATCAGGAGAGTCTAAGGGGATTACTGGTGAAAATCACTGGCTGGAAAAACTAAAAATTAAGGAAGTATAAAAATTAATAAGAAAGGTTAAAAGGGTGAAATACTATGTTATATGCATTGAAAGACTGTGCCAATCTTAGAATAGATTCGGCATCAACTAACAAGCCTGTAATGTTTGTAAATTATGCAAAAACATCTTCATTGGAGTTTACATCTAATCAGGTGTTTGCTATGAATAAGAACGTTAAAGCAGTTCGTTTCGATTCAAACAGAGAGGGAACATTTACGACTACAATGGAAGTATTTCCAATGGATATTATACCATTACTCTTTGGTACAAGCTTTACAAATGATACAGTACCATGGGCTAAGAGAGAAGTTCTCAAGGTGTCAAGTGGTACTGCAACTTTAACAGGTACACCAAAGGCAGGTACTTTACAGATATTTAAAGTTGATCCAGATGATAAGATTACTCATATTGCAGAGCAGACAGTAGGTACTCCAGGAACAACTGCTGACAAGTATTCTATTTCAGGAAGCACTTTAACATTTAATACAGCAACTACATTTACTAATGATGGTTATGTAGCATGTTATTATTTCGTAGATACTGCTTCTAAGACATTTATTGTAGATAACGTTTCCTTCCCTGGCGGTTATGTAATCTATGGTGATACTGCAATTAGAGGTACAAATCAGGTTGACGAATATGTACAGTTCAAGTTACATAATGTTAAGCCACAGTCACAGGCATCTCTTACAATGGATGTTGATAATATTTGTACACTTGAAATCACATGGGATGTAATGGGTGATTCAGCAGGTAATATGCTTACTTGGTCTAACATTGCGTAAAGTGAGGTAGTTGTATGATAGGTAGTAAAGTAAAGTATTCATCTTTTGCATGTCCACCTAGAAATGATATAGGTTTGGAAACTGTTTATGAAGTGTGTGAAGATGAAAAAGGCACATTTATACAGAGTGGTGGAAAGAAGATATATTTATCTCTTGATGTTATAAAGATGCTCTTCTCTCCTATCACTTCTACACAGAATGTAAAAAATGTAACTAATAAGAAAAAAAAATAATTTGAATATTAATATCATATGGAGTAACTAATGTTCAAATTAGTTACTCCATTTTTTTGATTTAAGTTTAACGTGAAGAAAGGAAAAATAATTTATGAAATTTAATTGTAATCAAAAAGAATTATGTAATTCTATTAATTTAATTTTAAAGGCTATACCAAAGAAAACAACTATGCCAATATTAAAAAATATAATGATTAATGCTACAGATAATGATGTTGAATTAACTGCGAATGATTTGAACTTTGCAATACAAATAAAATTAGAAACTGCTACTGTCGAAGAATGTGGTTCAGTGTGTATAGATTCTAAACTTATATCAGATATAACTAAAAAATTAATAAATGATTTAGTTGTTTTAGAGTTTGATGAATATTCAGAAACAGTTAATATAAAATGTGGTAGAACAAAATTTAAAATAAAAGGATTGTCAACAGATGAATATCCTAATATACCTTTAGTTATGCAAAAGAATAAAATTGAAATACAAGAATTTAATCTTAAATCGTTAATTGATTATACAAACTTTGCTAGTAGTTTAGATAAATCAAATGCAATCATGAATAGTCAATTGATTGAAATTAATGGTGATAGAATTAGAATGGTTGCTCTTGATGGACATAGAATATCATGTGCTAAGGAATATTTATCAGATGTGTATGATAATTTTGAAATAATTGTTCCAACAGAAACTTTAAATAAAATCGGATCAATGTTAAAAGACACTGGTGATGATGATATTTATATTTATTTTGAGAAGAACTTTGTATTATTTGAAATTAAAAATATAAAAGTATTATCAAGATTAACAGAAGGTAAATTTTATAATATAGACATGATGTTTAATAATAAATATAATTATGAATTTACTATTGATAGATTAGAATTATTATCAACTTGTGAGCGAGCAGAGTTATTATTATCTGATAATAATATTAAACCATTAGTATTTAATGTTTGTAATAATGAATTACAGATTAAATTAATTTCTCAATTAGGTAAATTAGAGGAAACATTGGAAGTAGAGTCTAATTGTACTTCTAATTTTGAAATAGGTTTTAATACTAAGTATATCAAAGATATGTTAAGAGTTTCTAATGATGATAGTATTATATTTAAATTAATAGATTTTAAAAGTCCTTGCTTAATGCTGGGTAATGGTAAAGAAGATTTTCAATATTTAGTTTTACCAATTAATATAAAATAAATTAGTTAAAGGAAGTATTGTTATGACGGTTAAAGATTTATTATCACGACACTATTACATTCGTAATAAAAGAAAAGATGTAATAGTAGTTTGTAGTATGTTTGATTTACATGGAGAATATATTGGTAAATTTGATGCAACACAAGTAATTAACACATATGGTAATTGTCATGTTGACGAATGGTTTGAAACTAGAGATAGTATTACAGGTGAAATCATTGTTGACATTAACATTAAATTAATCATTTAAATAGTCTAAAAGGAGTAGTGAAAATGAATCATACAGAAATTATGGAATATGCAAAAACAAATTATAAAATATTAAATCAGTATCAGGCAATGTTATTTATATCAAATGGTGCTGACCTTAAAGGAACATATGTATCACATACTCTTGTTAATGATACATATAAGATGGTTTATGTGTTTGAGCGAAACGATTATAACACAGAATTATTAAAGAAATTTCATAATAGAGATTTAAAGTTTGGAGATATAATAAGTGTGTATTAAAGTTTAAATATAAATTAGTTGAAATATGAAAGGAATGTAATAAATGAGTAGAGAAGAGAAAAAAGAAGTTAAAAAAAGTTTCATCATTAAAATTCAAGAAAAAATAGTTAATTTTATAATACAATATAAAGCATCAAGAACAAGAATGAAGTATGAACTTAATATGTCTGAACAACAAGAATTAAAAACAAAATTAGAAAAGGCATATATTGAAAAAGATATTAAAGAAAAGAAGTTGGCTATTCGTTTAGATACATCAAACAGAATTAAAGGTTTCATATATCTATTCTTTTCTGTTACGACAAATATAGTTTCAATTGCTTTGAGTGTTTTAGGTATAACAAATGTTAATACGTTTAAAGATTTATACAGTAATATAAACATTCTTAGTTATGGATTGTTTATAACATTATTGCAGTTCAGTGTATGGCTTGTTTCTTTTAACAGCAATTACATTAAACTAAAATTCTATAATCATTATAAAGCATTGAACTTATTACAGAAAATGTTAATAGGTATAAGTATGTTAGGTAACTATTTATTCTTATCAAGATTAATAGTTGGTAAAACATTTTTAGATTATTTGTTTGCTATTGTTGTCGCAATTTCATTAGATATAGTTTCTAATAAATTTTCAGGATTATCACAAGATTGTTTTTATTTAAATTATTCTAAGTATTCATTTAAGAATGAGATAGATGATTATAACGATAATTATTTTTATATGTTTTGGTTCATTATTACATATAAACTTAGAGTGTGGATTAAAGAACAGTATTCAAAAAGAATTATTGATTATAAAACAAGAATGAAGAATATAGGTTGTTTAAAATCAGATGATGATTCTGTTTGTGATAATTCAAATAATAATATGGATATTGTTAATATAAATTATGATTATGAAAATATTAAAAGAAGTATATTGAAAATGAATAAAGGGCAGATAGTAAGTGCAAAGAAATTTAATATTAGTAGTAAGTCTTGGAGAGAATTACAAAAACAATTAGTTGAAGATAGATTAATTATAATTAATGGCAGTAAAAGTTTAGTCGCATAAGCAGGTGATACGTTTGTTAAAAAGATACAAGGTTAGTGCTAAAGATGATAGAACATTTAATGGCATTGTGTTTGATTCAGAAGTTGAAATGAAATTTTATAAAGATGTTGTGCTATATAAATATAACAATGGAGAAATAAAATCATATGAATTACAAAAGAAATATACATTACAACCTAGTTATACAACATCAAAAGGAAAAAGAGTTTTACCTATTGTTTATATAGCAGATTTTTATATTGTTACAAATGATGATAAAGAAATAGTTATAGATATAAAGGGTTGTCCTGATGACGTAGCAAGATTAAAACGCAAACTATTTGAATACAAATATCCAGAATTAGATTATATGTGGGTAGTTTATTCAAAGGTAGATGGTGGTTGGGTTGAATACGATTATGCTAAATCAGAAAAGCGAAAAAGAAAAAAAGAAAGACAGAAAGGAAAAGAAGTCAAATGAATACAAAACATTTAGAAGATTTAATGTTTAAAGAGTTATCTTCAAGAAATAAACTCTTGGTATTTGAAGTAGGTATTCCTAAAAGACAACGATTTAAAATTATTAATTCTTTGGAACGTGTAGATGCTTGTATTTATGATATTGAAAGAAACGAAGTTAACATGTATGAATTAAAAGTAAGTGTTGGAGATTTTAATTCAAAAGCAAAGTTATCATTTTGTGGAGATAGGAATTATTATGTTCTTGCAGAAAATATATATAAGCATGTATCGCATAAGATACCTAAAGATATAGGAGTTTATCTTGGTAATGATAAAGGTGAATTTTGGTTGGAAAAGCCAGCCAAAAGAAAAAAAGCAACTGTTGATAAAAAGTTAATGCTAAAGAATGTAACTAAAGCATTGAATAGGGAGTATAGAGAGTATCGAGAGTATTTATATAAGCAGAGAAAAAAATCAAACTGGTTATAGAGAAAGGTTGATGATATTATGTTTAAATATTTTAAAGAAAGAAAAGAAAAAAAAGTTAATCAAAAAGCAATTGAACTTTTAACTTTAAGTATTCTTATGAAGATAAATGAATTTAAAGTTGAAGAATTTTTAACAACATTAAACGATTTAATGACTAATGTTAAAGAGATAGCAGATACATTTAATCCAGATGATATAAAGGCATCATTAAATGCATTAGTCGAAATAAGCAAGAATCCAAATTTATCAGAAAAGTTTTTTGATAGTATTATAGAACGAGCAAATGAAGAAAATAATAATGAGGGGGAATAATACATGGCAGGTATTTTAACAAAGATTGGTGAGATTCCTAATGTTGGAGTTTGTGAATTTGTTGTTGATACTGTTACAGAGGTTGAATATTTACCAACAACTACAAGTAAAGCAACAGGAACATTTGCTAATGATCCATCAATGAATGTTGTTCCAACAATTGGAAGTAAATGTATTGTTGGAAATGAAAGTGATCCAATTAAAGTATATATGTTATTTACAAGTGGTTGGAAGGATCTTGATGAATAATTACTAAAGGGGGGATAAATAGTGGATATATTATCTTGGGTTTTAGCAAAGAAATATGCTAATTCAATTGTAAGTAGTTCAGGTTTATCTGGAAAAAATATTCAGATTTCAGATATAAGTGAAATTACAGGTGGAAATAGAATTACATTTAGTTGGTATGATGAAGATAATGTTGAACATACTTCTACGCTTGATGTAATGGATGGTGAAGATGGATTAAATGGAAGTGATGGTGCCAATATATGGACTACTTCTACTGCTCCAACATCATCAAATGGAACATATGTATTTATAATTTCAAATTTAACTGGTAATAATGGAACAGTTAAAGTTGGAGATATTGTTTTATATTCCTATAAATATTATCAAATTACATCAATTGATTCAACTACTTGTTCTGCAACATCTTACATATCAATCAGAGGTAGTAATGGAACAAGTCCCACTATTACTTCAAGTGAAATAACAGGTGGTCATAGATTAACTATAACTGATGCAAATGAAACTAGTACAGTAGACGTAATGAATGGTATTGATGGAACGGATGGCGAAGATGGTGCTAATATATGGACTACTTCTACTGCCCCATCTCACTCATCAGGAACAACTATTTATACATTCACAATTTCAAATTTAAGCGGAAATTCTAACAACACTATTAAAGTTGGAGATTTGATTTTTTATAGTTATTATTATTATCGAGTTACTTCAATTGACAGTACAACTGTAATAACAGACGGAAGAACAAATATACGAGGAACTACAGGTAGTTCATTATCGTTTAATTGGAACGGAACAAGTTTAGGTATAAAGGGTGATAATGATGCAGAATATACATATGTTGACTTAAAAGGTGAAACAGGTTCAAATGGAACAAATGGTGTGTCACCTACAATCGCAACATCTAGCATAACAGGTGGTCACAGGCTTACCATAACAGATGCCAACGGAACTAACACTGTAGATGTAATGGATGGAACTAATGGAACTAACGGAAGTGGAACAGATGTATTTTCAGGAAAGAAAGTTTTATTCTTAGGTGACAGTTTTATTCAAGGTTATGGTTGTCATGTTGCCAATAACAATGCCAATGCAGGTACAACTACATACTCTAATATGTCTACTGTAGATTCATCAAATGTGGCTTGGGCGAAATCATTTTATGATAGACATAGTGATGCTACTGTGAGAAATATTGCAATATACGGAGCAACATTTGCACAAAGTAATAGTAGAGTTAATATATGGGGAGAGTTATATTATTTCTATGTGAATGTTTCAAACTTTACTCCCGATTATATTATATTTGATGGTGGAGCGAATGATGCTTTTATTAATTCTACTACTGCTTCAACAGATAATGATTATATTGATTTAGGAGAATTATCTTCTGATAGTAATTATACTTCGTTTTATTTCGAGAATGTAAGTAATGCAAACAATGTCTTAGAGTATGAATGGACAAAGACGTTACCATCACTTGAAGCATTTATTTCATTTGCACAAAGAAGATACCCTAGTGCTAAGTTAATATATGTTGAAGAGCCAGAGATTAATCAGAGTGGTGTGCCATCTGCAACTAAGGCTAAGATGATGTATATTAAATCAGAGATTAGACGTGCTTGTGATAAATGGGGTGTAACATATTTAAAAATTACAGATAGAGGAAGTCTTAATGGGTTGTATTATGGTAATACAGATTATTATAGTGGAACTGATGCAATGCATCCTCGTCAGAAATTTTATGATGAAACAATAGACCAAATTGAACAAGCAATGTTAGGTGATAAGCAAATGCTTATGACTATGGCAACTAATAAAAGAGGTTTGAGATTTTGGAATGTGTCTAACGAAGAATATGGATTGTTAGATGATGCAGTTAAATCAAATGAAAAGAATATATTTAATGTTTATAAATCTTATAACACTAATAACTTGATTGATGAAAGTACTATATTTTCTAGTTTATCAACATCAAGCAGTATACAAATAAATGGTAAAGATACTTATGTTTTATCCTCTGGAAATTCAATAGATATATATAATGGTGAACCACCATTAACAGGTAAATTGAGAATAAGTGTAGATATAAAAGCATCGGCAGTAGATTCAACTGGTGTTGATTGGGTTTCAAATTTACAAGCAATCGCATTTGATAGTGAAAGTAATCCATACTATATACCAATAATGTTATATAATACTAATGTTAATACTCTTGAAATAGAAGTAAGTTTAAATACAAATGTTATATGGTTTAAACTCCAACTAAATGCAGGAACTAATCCTGCTCAAACATTATACTTCAATAATGTAATTGTTACAAATAGTATTTATAAACAGACTTATTTACAATCTAAGACTTATGAAGATGAAGTGAAGAAACATAAGTTATTTAATAAACAAATCGTATTATTTGGAGATTCAATCATGTATGGTGCAGGTAATTATGGTTCTAGTTTTATTCCATTTTTATCAGAGGATTTTCGTAACGCATGTGGAATAGCGAATAAATCTGTAAGTGGTGCAGTTGTTTCGTACACAAGTAACACTACTGTAAGTAAAATAATAACACAAATGGAGAATTACTTTGCGTTATGTGATGCAGATTTAGTTATGTTTAATGGAGGCATAAACGATTCATGGGATAATTCTACAACATTAGGTAGCATATCAAGTGGATATGATGCAACATTAGATACGACTACATTCTGTGGTGCTTTTGAAGAAATACTTAGATATTTAAGAGTTACTAAAAATGTAAAAGTTATTTATATGACTACATATAAATCTCCTGCTTCTCCTGACTTAAATACATATATGGATAAGGCATTAGAAATATGTCGTAAGTGGGGAGTTCCAGTTCTTGATTTATTCTATGGTGGACAGTTACATGCAGGTCTTTCAAGTGCAATTAATAATGCATATTTCTTAGATGATGGAAATGGTACAGGAGATTATGTTCACTTAACTGATGATGGATATAAATTTTATGCGTCACAAATTGAAGATGCTTTATTATGTGGTGGATATACTGCTAGTTTACCAAGTTAATATTAAGTTTGAGTATGTTGACTTAGATTAAACATTTAAGTCAACATACTGTATTTTTGAAAGGATTGATTGTTATGACAAGAGTTGAAGAATTAAATAAAAAATATACAGAAATGAGCGAAGAATTTGAAACAAGTTTAAATGAATTAAGTGAAATGGAAAATTCAGTAGAGGATTTATATCCAATATTTTTAGATAATATATCAATATATCTAAAAGACATATCTTTAACACTAGGTAGATTATGTGATGCAATTAGTAATAGAACTGTGGCAGGTGATGATGATTGATTAAATTAAATAATAAATCTGTAGCAACATTAGTTGAATACGAAGAAACGAGAAAGTCACACATCTTTTACATAGATGGAAAGAAAGTAGTTATTCCTAAATCTAGTGGTGGAACATCAACAAGTTCAAGTAGTGGTGTCGGAGAAAAAGGTGATAAAGGGGATAAGGGTGATACTGGAAATGGTATTGTAAGTGTAACTAAAACATCAACAAATGGATTAGTTGACACATATACAATTACATTCACTAATGGTTCTACAACTACATTTGATGTTACTAATGGCTCAGGTTCAAATGGAACAAGTGGTTCTGGAAGTTCAAGTTCATCAAGTGGAAGTTCAGCAGGCTCACAAGATGTTAGTGTTCCTAATTTTATAAAATGTATTGGTAATAAATTTTATGATGTTTACGGAAATGAATATAGAATTAAAGGTATGAACTTTGATAACTGGGCGTGGTTTAATCCATCTGTGCCTATGGAATGGTATTGTAATGAATCAACTTATTTAGAGTTATCTAATATGGGAATTAATACAGTTAGGTGGTATTTAAATTATGCATTAATTGAAGATAACGATAATCCACTTACCTACAAACAAAGTGGATGGAATTGGTTAGACCAGAATCTTGCTTGGGCAGAGAAATATGGTATTAAGATAATAATCAATATGCATGTACCACCTTCTATGCCGACAGATGATTGGGATGATTCAAGGATTGAAACATTACAATTATGGGTTGGTGATGATGCTACTAGTAACATGAACAGACTTAAAGCATTGTGGCAAGCAATAGCAACAAGATATAAGGACAATCCTACAGTTTTGGGTTATGGATTATTAAATGAACCTAGAGTACCTTATATTAACAACAGTGTATCTGACAGTGAAGCACAGTGGGAAACTCTCGCTGGACAACTTAAAACTCTTATAAGAGCAATTGATACTAATCATGTCTTATTTGTTGAACCTACTACTAAAGTTCATGATATGGACAATGACGAAGATTTAGTTACAAATTATAGAGAAGCAATGTTTACTCTTAATGATGATAATTATTCTATGGAAGTGCATCTATATGAACCAATGGAGTTAACACATCAAGCATCCAATGGTTATCCAATAGGTGAATTTACTTATCCTAAAACAGATGTAATATCTTTAGTTACAAACGAATGGGTTGATTCTACGGAATATTCTGATACAAATGATGCAACAACTTATAACTTTTCATCAAGAACATATCAGACAGTTGAATCTAATACATATATGGTAGCATCTAATAGTACAATTAATATAGGTTATGCTATGCTTAATTGTTATAACATTGGTAATGGTAATACAGTTTATTGGGATAATTTAAAAATCGCACAATATGATACTAATGGTACGTTTGTTAAATATGTTAAGGAATATAATTTTAATACACAAGATGATTTTGTTATATCATCTGTATATTGGAATAATAATGTTAATTGGAGTTCAACTGGTGGTGTAGATAACAGTGGTTGTTTAATCACTACAGACAATGGTGATGATTATATGATTTCTCAAAATGGAGATTATAAATATTTTGCTATAGAAAAAGGATATAAGTATCGTGCTATAGCAACTATTAAAATAATAGGCTCTAATACATCAACCATTTTACCACAAATCGCTTTCTGTCATACAGACAGTGTTCATGGTGTTGATAAAGATTATTTAAGAGAAATAATGTTATCATATAAAACTATTGCTAATAATAATAATGTTCCTTTATACATTGGTGAGTTCGGATCGTTTGTTGATTCCTTCCCTTATGGTGGTAGAACGTGGACAGCCGATATGTTAGATTTAATGAATGAGTATGGTATTAGTGGTTCATATCATCAGTATAAGCCAGGTTTGTATAGTAGTTACTACTCTTCTGTTGTTGATAGTGACAATGTCAGAGTTACAGAAGGAACAGATGTTAGAGATGGATTATTATATAATATCTTTAAAGAAAGATGGGGTAATTCCGAAACTACTTTAACAGGCGATTCATTAACTAGAACTATAAATGGAGAAGATGTGTTAAGTTACAAAACATCTAAAGTTAAATCTATGGCACTATCTTCTTCTACTTCTCAAAGTATTTGTGTTGTTGGTAGAAATATGGCTTCCATAAAACAAATTGAAGGAACATCTACAACAGTTGTTAATAATGTAACATCATATACAATGGATGGTTTGACTATATCTGTTGAAAATGATGGACAGGTAACAATTAATGGAACATCAACTAATAGGGTTAGAATAAGATATAATAAACCAAAAGGTGTTTACTTAGTTGGAAAAACTATGCAAGTTGGTTGGGGTGTTAGTAGTGGTACTGCACCTAGTGGATTAAAACTAAGTACAAACTTGTATTATCGAAGTGGATATACTCATAATTTTACATCAAGTTCATTTGGTTTAAATGATGGACAGATAGTTAAAGCAGATACATATGATACTATGTATATTGAAATTCCATCAGGTACAACTTTTAGTAGTGTGACATTTTGGGTAAGGTTAGAAATGTTAACAACAGAGAATAGTTCATATTTAGATTCATATCAACAAGCAAAATTTATCAGATATGAAAATGTAACATCTTCTGTTTCAGTAGATAACATATCTAATTTTGATGATATTATTACAATTATCCCTGAAACTGGAAGTTATATTTTAGATATAACAACTAATGAAAGTGCATTTGAAGTATTAAACAACGAGGTTGCAGATATAAAAGTTTCAATTCAATCATTAGATAAGTTAGCAGGAAAAACTATTTGTTGTTGTGGAACTTCTCTAATGCAGGGAAATAATACTGGTACTAATTGGTGTACAGTATTAGCAGAAACGTATAAGAATACATTATTTGTTAACAAAGCAGTTGGTGGTTCGTCATTCAATACACATTCAAGTGGCTCAAGTTTTGAAATTGGTAATCAGATTGTAACCATTGGTGACTTAACAAGTGTACCTGATATTATTTTAGTTGAAGGTGGAATGAATGATTATCTTACACAGAAAACTGTTGGTACAGTAACTGCTCATGATTATTCTTCTACTTTCGATAGGAGTTCTATGGCAAGTGGTATTGAGGAAATTATAAAGTATTGTTTGACAAATTATCCTACTGCTAAATTATTATTTATGACTTGTCATTATTATCATAATGCAACTAACTTTCCAATACCTATGTCACAGTATGTAGATGTTATGATTGAGGCATGTAATAAATGGAGCATACCTTGTTTAGATTTATATAGATATGGTGGTTTGAATCCTAAAGCACCTAATGCTGGTACTTGGTTTAATGGTGATGGTATTCATTATATTGAAGCAGGATATAGACGTACTGCTCCTATTATTGCTAATTTCTTAGAACAGTTTTAATATTTTAATAAGTGCTTCTCTGCTTTAAGTGAGAACCTTTATTTTTGTGAGAGATAGTTAAGGCTATGTTGTAGGTTCAATTCCTACTCTCTCACTTTTTAAATTTATAAAATTAATTGATATTTAAGGGGTTGATAATTATGCCAAAAAGTAATGTGTCGTACAGAAAATTAAGAACTATTAATCCATCAAATATAAAATTGATGTATGAATATTTAGATTTTAAAATTAGTTGTGGTGTAGGAGATTCAACTATAAAGAACATTCAGCGAGATTTAGAAACATTGTTTATTTGGAATATGGATTTTAATGGTAATGGTTCTTTCATAACTATAACTGATAAGAAGTTTCAAAAATTTTTATTATATTGTTCTAGTGTGTTAGACTATTCTACCGAGGCAGTTAACAGAATAACTAGTAATGTTAAAGGATTAAATAAATTTGTATTAACTGTGATGGATGATAAGTTTAAAAATTATTCTACTGTATTAGGTGACGTTGAAGCACCAGTGGCAAGTTTAATAAAAAATAAATTTGTTATTACTGAAAAAAAAGTTGATGTGGTTTTAGATAAGTTAGTTGATATGGGAAAGTATCAAGCATCTTGCATATTAGCTTTATGTGCTTTTAGTGGAATAGCAAAGAGCGATATTAATAAATTTAAATGGGAATGGTTTAAAAATAAAAATATAATGAATAATGTTCCGTTATATCGTATGCCTGAACCATTGTCAGGAAATAAATATATTTCACAAGTGAATGATGTTTATAAAAATAAACCTATCAAGTATGTGTTATTAGACTTTAAGAAATATTATGATTTGTGGATGACTAAACGAATTGAGAAAGGTATCAATAAGTGTGAATATTTATTTGTTGATAATGAAGATAAACAATTATCATCAGATTATATTGAATATTATCTAATGATAATATCTGAACTGTTCGGACAAACTATTTATTTTCAGGAGTTACGACCACAGTTATGTACAAGGTTACATAGAGTTGGAGTTACGTCTGAATTAATAAAGGATTTTTATGGTTGGAATGACAATTTAATTTTAAATAGAAACAATAAAGAAATCGGACAATTAGTTTCTATTTATTCTAAGATGAAAGAAGTTAAGAACGTGTTGTAACATGTGAGGTGAGGGGATAAGTATGGGAAAAAATTTGGATAATATAATTTCTAATTATACTAAAAAATTATTAGACAAACGTCATAATAATAAAATTGATAAGATAAATAATATCATTGATGATGCTAAGTTTACCTTTTTTAAATATTTAAATAGTGAAATTGATAGTTATTTAAAGTCATATGTACCAAAAGAATATATTAGAACTGATCAATTAAAACGAGAGGCTTTATATAATATGATGTTTTATAATGATATTCCAGAAAAAAGATTGTATTATCCCTCAAATATAAAAGTAATTTTTAATATTTCATCTATGCATAAATCTAAATACCCAAATGATTTTAATGGAAAAGGTGATGTTATATCATTATGGGAAACTGGTTGGAACGCTAACGCAATGAGTAAACGTATTTATAGATTTTCACATTATGATGGTTTGCAATGGATAACTAAATGTATGGATATGACAAAATTTTACATAAGGACAAAATATAAAATTGACATAGATATTAGTTATATTTCTGCATACGATATTTACAAAGGGAAAGGGTGATGATATAAATGGCTAGTAATGATATAAAAGATTCTGATGGAGAAATTATATTAAGTTTAGCCTATAGTGCTACGAAAGAAAATATAAATTTACAATTAAAACGTTTATTAGAAAACGATTTACAAAAAGAAGCGACTACCTTAACTCTAAAAGATATTAATACTACTAATGAATTTGAAAAAAAATTAGAAAGTATAATAGAAAAAATTGAAAAAGCAACAAAAATAGATATAAGTAATTTTCAATTATCTGATGATGTATCTGACAAGATTGAATTAAAGTTGAATAAATTTGAAATTGCAGATGAGGGTAAAAGAAATTTACAAAACACTTTAAATACTATAAAGGATTTACATATTAAAATTAACAATTTCGTTTTATCGGATAAGGCTAAAAGAGATTTGCAAAGTCAGATTGAACAATTGACAAAGACGAGAGTTGTAAATCCTTATAAGAAAAATAATTTAATTTCGTCTGATGCAACAGACATTAATGATACAGAGGGTTTATATAAAACAGCAAAACAAATTTCTCTAGGAAATACTAAACTTAGTGAAACAACAAAATTATTAAATGACATTAGGCAGGCTTATTCAGATTTAGGAAATGTTTCTATAAAACGTAGTTATTTAGAAGCAGATGATTTTGGTGTAGATGAATTAAAAGAAGTTGAAGTTGAAATATCTAATATAAATAATGGTTTAATAAAAACTCAAACATTATTAGGAGTAATTGATAGAATTAATGGTAAAACATCTTTTACACCAACGACATATTCATATCAATCTGTTGAACCTTTATTTAAACCTAGTGAAGTACAAAAGAATATTGATAATCAAACATATGATTCTCAATATAAAAATGCTATAAACAATTTAAATAAATTTAATCTTAACTTAAAAGAAACAGATTATATTGTAGATGAATTAACTAAATCATATGATGATTTAATTAATATGAATATTGATGATGATGATTTAATTCTTCATGCGTATAATTTTCAGAACACTTTAAAAGAAACATTAAATATCATTAAACAATATAAAACAGAATATGCTACTATTAAACAAACTGATGGTTTATCAAAATCAATTCAAAATTATAATATTGATTATCAAAATAATGAATTAAACCAAATGGTATTACATCTTCGAAATGCTAACATTACATTAGATGAGTATCAATCAATGGTTAAACGATTCAATCAAATTAAATTAGATGATAAACGAGAGTTAAACACAACAAGAGTTGAAACACTTAAAAATCAAGTTGAAGCATTTAAATTATCCAGTTCAAGTGCTGAAAGATTTGCTAAAGATTTAGATGATATAACTGAAAAGTTAAAGAATGTAAAGAATAATTCAGAGTTAAATAAAATTGCAGAAGAATTTAAAGTTATAGAATCAAAAGCAAAAATAGCATCGAAAGCAATGGATATAACTAATGCTTTTGGTATAAGTGGTAATGGTGGTAAGTATAACGAATATAAGACACAGATAGAAAAAATAACAAGTGAGATAAATAAATATGCAGTAAATTTTAAATTATCTAAAACTGTAACAGATGATTTAACTAATGCTTATCAAAAATTAGCAAAGGCTCGTGGAGATAATGCGAAAATTAAAGCCGAACAAGAATTTAATAACGCATTAGATTTAGCCAAACTTAAACTAGAAAAAGTTAAAGAAGAAACTGCTAAGTTATCAGATGTAGATAATTTAAGAACAAATATTTCTAATTATTTAGAAACTACTAATACGACTAATCGTAATGCACTTGACGAATTATTAAATAATAAATTAAATAAAACTAATAGTCTTGGTGGACAAAATAAAATAACTCTTGAAGCATTACAACAAGCAAAAGAAATATTTAATAATGTTCAGATTGCAGATAAAAAATTTGTAGATAGTACAAGTCTTGAAACATTAAGAAGTCAAATGTATACTTGGTTGAATAGTACAAAGTATGCAGAAGAATATAGAGAAGCAATTGATAGGTTGTCAAATGAATTAAACGGAATAGATTCTGTTGGATTTAAAAATATAAAAGAACAATTCCAGCAGATGAAATCGCAAATCAAAGAGTTAGGTTCATATGTAAGTTCAGATGATATTAATAGTTTAAAGAACAAATTAGATATATTTGAATTTAATGATGCTAATGCTGAACGATTTACAAGCCAAATTGATAATATTAGAAAAATAATTAATTCAGTTGAAGTAGATAATGTTTCTCTTAGTGTTGCTGAATTTAAAAAACTTGAAAATGAAATAAATAAAATTCAACAAGAAGCAAATACATTATCTAAGACAAATATATCACCTAATGATTTAGAAAATCTTAGTAATCAGATTACTACATTTTCACAAAAGACACAACACTTAGATGATACATTTGAAGATGCCAACGGAACTACTAAAACATTTAGGGAAGAACTAGAAAGATTATTAAATGATTTAACGAATGTTGATTTAACAAAAGGTGGTTTCAATCAAATTAAAAAAGATTTTGATACTTTAAAAACTGCCGAAAAGCAATTAGAATCGCTTGCTAAAAAATCAGATATTGATTTATTACAGAGTAAAATTACTAAGTTAAAAAACACATTTAATTTTTCTAAAGATACAATTGAATCATTAAATGTATTAGAAAAGAAATTATCTAATTTAAAAGTTGGTACTGCAACTAAAAGTGATTTTGAAAAACTTAATACAGAATTTAAATTACTTAAAGCAAATGCCGAAGCAACTATATCTCCACTTGATAGGTTTAAACAGAAACTTATACAATATGGACAGATGTATTTAAGTTTTTATTCAGTTGTTAATGGCATTAAACAAATGATTGCAGAAGTTAAAGAGTTAGATGATGACTTACTTGAATTATCTAAAGTTTCAAACATGACTGCTAAAGATCTAAAGAACTTTACAAGTGAAGCATTTGCTATGGGTGATGAAGTTGGTAGAAAAGGAACAGACGTTATTAATGCAGTAACAGAATTTAAACGAGCAGGATATACTTTAAAAGAAAGTTCAGATATGGCTCAATCTGCTTTAATTATGACAAATGTTGCCGAAGGAATTGAATCAACAAGTGATGCATCAGGTACATTGATTTCTGTACTTAAAGGTTTCAACATGGATGCTAGTGAAACTTTAAATATCGTTGATAAGATAAATGAAGTTTCAAATAAAGCACCTATTAACTTTGATAATATTGCAGATGGTTTGGAAAGAACTTCTGCTACTTTGCATGAAAATGGTAACTCAATAGATGAATCAATTGGTTTAATTACTGCTGGTTACGCACAGTTAAGAGATATTCCAAAAGTAACAAGTGGTATTATTACAATATCTGCTAGACTTAGAGGTGTTGATGATGAAACTGGCGAAACAATTGATGGACTTAAAGCCAAAATGCAGGATTCATTTAGCAAGATTGGAGTTAATATTGAAGATGCTAATGGAGAATTAAGAAGTTTATATGATATTGCTAGAGATTATGCTAAGGTGTATGATACTCTTACTTCTAAGCAGAAACAGTATTATGGAGAACTTGCTTCTGGTAAACGACAAGTTACAGTATGGAACGCAATCATAAGTAATTTTAAAGATGCTGAATCAGCAGTTCAAGCATCATTAAATTCAAGTGGAAGTGCCATGCTTGAAAATGAAAAGTATATGGACAGTTTATCAGGTAAGTACGAAATGCTTCAATCATCTGTTCAGGGATTTGCAAATTCATTAATTAATTCAAAAGCATATGGTGATACAATAAGTTTAATTACTGACTTAGTTAAAGGTTTAACATCATTATTTAATGTGTTAAATAAAATAAATGTGCTTGCACCAGTGTTAATTTCTACAGTTGGAGCAATTGCTAGTAATAAATTTAATTTAAACTTTTTAGATTTTAGTGGAGATAAACTACAAGCAGGAAGAGGTCTTACTAAACTGATAGAAACTTTTAAAAGTTTAAAAAGTTTCAAATCACCAATAACTGAAAAAGAAGTAGATTTAATTCATAAGTATTTCATGTATAAAGATAATGGTGCATTAGAAAAAGCGAATAAACTTTTTAATGATAATTCAGAAGCATTGTCTGAAAATGCAAAAAATATTATGCAAAATTGTAATAATATGGCAGATGCAAATGTGAGATTAGCAGGAACTACTTCAAAATTATCGGGTGCATTTAAAGGTTTAATGGCTTCATTTGCACAATTTGCTATAATGTTTATAGCAACAGAATTAATTAACGGTGCTATAAAATTTTTTGATAAATTAATCGTTACTACTAAAGAATATGAAGAAAATCTAAGAAATTTAAAACAATCATTTGAAGATAATAAAACTCAAATAGAAAGTAATTATGAATCTGCAAAAGACTTAGTGGATAAATATCAAGAATTGAGTAAAGGTGTTGGAGCAAATAATGTAAATAACTATTTATCAGATGAAGAATATAAAGAATATTTATCTACTGTTAATAATTTAGTTGAAATATATCCTGAATTGTTAAGTCATTATGACGCAGAAGGTAATGCTGTTTTAAAGAATATAGATTTATATAAAGAGTTAATTAGATTAAAAGAAGAAGATATAAAAAATAATTATAATAAATATTTGTTTGATGATGATGGTGATGTAAATAAAGAACCTGTAAAAAAAACAAAAAAATATTCAAAAGAATTAAATGTTAAACGATATGAATTTTCTCATAAATCAAAAGAAGAAATTCAAAATCAAATTGATGAATTATCTAAAGATTATAATGATGAAGAGTTATATGAAAAAATCCAACAAGAATTAGGTATGCCATCTCTTAATGTAGATTATTTTCTCGATTCAAACGGACAGATAGTAGACCAAGCATTTAATGAATTACAAACAAAAATTAAAAACGAAGAAAGTGAACTTAGAGCCAAATTAAATGAATCACTAAGTGCTGTGAAAAATCAAGCCATAGCAGTGTTGATGAATAATCAAGATTATAATAATTTATCTGATGCTCAAAAACAATTTGCTATGAATTTTGTTAATGGAATTGATGAGAAAATAGCAAATGGTTTTACTGGTGTATATGATGGTAAAAATTCTATAGATAATTATATTAGTAATTTAATGAGTAGTCTTAATAAATTACAATTTGGTAGCGACCAAACTTTAGAATTTTTAGCAAATGTTGATGATATTAAAATTAACTTATCTCCTGAAGAATTAAAAGATAGAGTTAATATTAAACTTCAAGAATTAAGTAATCAAACTGGCATACCAGTTCAAGATATTAAAGTAATGTATAATCTTGAATGGGTTGAAGAAAATAGTGAAGCAGTTTCAAATTTTAGAAAAAATTTAACTAGTCGTTTAGAGAATGAATTAAAAGATAATGTTGATTATAAAGGTTATGGTAGTACAATTGTTGAAGTAAATAAATTCATAAAAGAAAATAAAATATATACACAAGAACAAGTTGATGAATTTGTTGAATTATATAATAAAACTAATAGTGTAACAGAAGCAATGAAATTATATGCTAAACAATTAGCATATACAAATAATGTAGAATCATTTAAAGATTTAGGTACTAATTTAGATACACTAAAAAATAATCTTACTGACATAACAGAAGTTATAGATAATAATTTTCAAACATTAGATGTAGTTAAATTAATGGATAGTAATGCTTCTTTTGATTGGGAAAAAGCAGGAGTAATTAATTTTAATACTGGTGAAATAACATCAGATGTTAATGTTTTAAGAAGTGCTTTTTCACAATTACAAACTGAATTAATAAATCATGTAAAAGAAACATATCCTCAATATGCTAATGCAATAGACAGTGTAGCAAACGAATGTGTATATGTTTCTAAAAGTGTTGATGACTATATGGATTCATTAACAGAATTAAATGATTTATATTATAAAGTTCAAAAAGGAACAGAATTAAATAAAGCAGAGGTTGAAGATTTAACAACTAAATATCCTGCTTTAAAAGATGCAGTTATTGAAACTGCTAATGGTTTCAGTTTTGAAGAAAATGCTTTAGTTGATGTATATAATACACAAGTTGAAACATCTAGGGCGGGTATTGCTTCACAAATAAATTTAACACAAAAAACAATTGAACAAGTTCAAGCAAGAATTAAGGCATATCTCGCAGAACAAAATGCGTTAGCAAATTTAATGAAAAATGCAAGTAATATTACAACAACTGTTGAAAATGGTGTTGTTCGATATTACGACCAACTTTCTAAAAAATGGGTTGATAAAAGTGCAGTTCAAAAATACAATGATTATACAATGGATACAATCACTCTTGAATTAGCACAAGATGAATTAAATAAATTAAAATCAAGTTTATCAACAATTCAACGTAGTTCAAAGAATTTAAATACTTCGTATAAAAATAATAAACCTGCTAATACATCAAGTGGTTCGAGTGGAAGTGGTTCAAGCAGGGGTTCATCAGGAAATAGTGATAGTTCACAAGAAAGACAACCTACTTTGTTTGATTGGATTGAACGTAAAGTAAAGAAGTTATCAGATACTTTAGAACTTGCGAAAAAAAAGATAAGTGATTTCTTCGACTATACTAACAAAAATATTCAAACGAATAAGGCTATATCTTTAATTGAACAACAGATAAGTAATTATACTGCTACAATAAATGCTTATAACAAAGAGTTAAGTAATATTGGATTATCGGCTGATTTAAGAGATAAAATTGAGAATGGTGCATATACTGTTGATTATATCAAAGACGAAGAATTAAAGGCTAAAGTAAATAGTTATAAAGAAATGTATGATAAAATAACAGAAGCACGAAAATCAATTGAGAGTTTGCGAGATGAAGAACAAGAATTATATAAACAACGACTTGATAATATTAAAACATATTATGATTATTTAAATAATCGTGAAACAACAAGACAAAAGGGTTATAATCTAACGTCAAGTGATTCACGAATAGATATAAATAGTCAGCAAAGATTAGATGCTTTATGGTTAGAAAAACAATCAATTGATAAGCAAAGCCAACAAACATTAGAACTAAAGAATAATTATGAAAGAGAATTAAATTCTTTATATTCAAGTGGAAAAATAAATTTCAATGCATACTATGAAGGATTAACTTATGTTGAAGAATTGAATAATCAGCTTAAAGAATTAAGTGCTAATTCACATAA